TTATTTTTTAAATTGTGTCAACAATTATAAATACACTCAATACTTTAAAAATATTAATTTTTTTGTAGATCCTTGTCCTCATGACGGAGGAACAGCTTTAGGAGCAGCCGTTTGGTATGATTATTACAGATAAAGAAGAAGCAATAAATAAAATTTTAGAGCAACAAGTTGTTGCTATTTTTCAAGATAGTTCTGAATACGGACCACGGGCTTTGGGTAATAGATCTTTATTGTTTGACCCTAGAAACAAAAATGGCAAAGATATTGTTAACAAAATAAAAAGAAGAGAATGGTTTAGACCTTTTGCTGGAACTGTATTACTTGAACATGCACATGATTGGTTTGATATGGGAACTATAAAAGAATCACCTTACATGTCCTACGCCATACCCGTTAAAGAAGAAAAGAAAAAATTAATTCCATCAATTACTCATGTTGATGGCACGTGTAGAGTACAAACATTAACTATAGAACAAAATAAAAACTTCTATGAGCTCATAAAATTGTTCTACAGTAAAACAAATGTTCCAATATTATTTAATACTTCTTTTAATTTAGGTGGCGAACCTTTGGTAGAAACTAAAGAAGATGCTTTGGATACTCTTAAACGATCTAATATAGATTACTTATATCTACCCTAAGCACTACAAGCTTCACATTCTAAATCAGAATCTAAACCAGTTACCATAACTGTTGCATCAGAGCTATGTGGTTTACCTTGAATTGTATGTATATGAGGCACGTTTCGGTGTTCTAATAATTGTTTTTGTAATCTTTCGTTGTCTCTTTCCACTGCTAATAAACGTTCGTGGGTACGGCTCACCTTATCAGCAAGGGTAGCTATAGCCTTCAATACTTCTTGATTTTCCATAATATCTCCTTGATTTATAATTTTTGGGTGAGATCTAATTTAAACATGTGTACAGAGTATATCAAGCAATCTTTTATAAATTGTTTTCTTGACATGAATTTTGTGTTATGAAAGAGACATAAAAAGAATGAAAGCACAGACAAACGTTTTTGGTAAAATAGTTAAAAGGTATGACATACCTTTAGATGCTATTGATGACCTTAATGAAAAGTATGAACAACACAAAGAAACTTTAGAAAGCTTTGGTCCAAGATTAGCTGGAAGAATGGATTCAGAATTAAGGTTTACTAATTTTTTACATGAGGCAAAAGTAAGTAAACATATAGTTGACTGCATGAATGACTATATTGAAACATTAGAAAAAGTTGGTTTGTTTGTTGGAAATAAAGAATTAGAAATTTTAAATTGTTGGATTAATGATATGAAAGAATTAGAGTACAATCCACCTCATACTCATCATGATAATACAGGTTATTCAACCGTTATGTTTTTAAAAGTTCCAGAATTTATAAATGATGTAAAAGATCCTCATAAGTTTAAAGATGGTCAATTAGGTTTTACAGATGTAAACGGATCAAACTGCTCATGGTTTGAACCAGAAGTTGGACATTTTTATATATTCAAAGCTTCTCATCAGCATTTTGTTATGCCATTTAAAGTAAAAAATAAGGGAGATATTAGAAGATCTATGTCTTTTAATTTTATACAAAAAATTGTTTGATAAAAAAATAACTTTTTGTGCAACAGATGGAGATATGATTGAGGTATGGCCACATCCAAAACCAGCTAATAGATTTGTTCCTAATGAATACAAAAAATTAGAAAGACACGACAAGAAAAATTTACATGCACCTACGTTAAAAACATGTATGCCTTTTTTAGATTCAATGACAATGGGATATGTCATACCTTTTGATCAAGATTATGTTGTAGATCCAACTGAAAATGATTTTAGTGTTACACCAGCTAGTAGAAATCAAGAAGATTTTGGTTTTCATGGTAAAGCGCAGTTACCAAAAGAATGGCATAAAACTACAGGTGAGAATGCAGGTAAATTTCATAACAAATGGTTAATTAAAACTCCTCCAGGATATAGCTGTTTATTTATTCATCCTATGAATAGAATGGAAGAAAGATGGAAAATAATCGAGGGTGTAGTAGACACAGATACATATGTAAATTTAATTAATTTTCCTTTTATTTTAAAGAAAAGAGATGAACAATTTTTAATTAAACAAGGTGAGCCCATGGTACAGGTTGTTCCTTTTAGGAGAGAATCTTGGAAAGCATGGTCGGGTTTTTATATGGAAAAGCTACATGGTAAAACACTTAAAATGTTAAGTAGTAAATGGGTTGATAGATATAAAAATATGTTTTGGAACAAAAAAAGTTTTAGATGAAAGATAATTATAAGTATGTAAAAAACATGTTATCTGATGACATGGTTGAATTTTTATCTACGTATGCACTAAGAAAAGCTTCTGAAGGAAAAAATAGACCTGATGAACTTGTGCCCTTATCTACTTCTTTTCACGCTTTTCATCATGGTTCTGATATCTTTAATCACGTTATTCATTTTTTACAGCCTATTGTAGAAAAAGAAACAAGTTTGAAATTAAAACCTATTTATAGTTTTAACAGAATATATTTACCTGGCTCTGATTTACCAATACATAAAGATAGACCTTCTAGTGAGATAAGTGCTTCAATAACTTTAAAATATTTTTACAAAAACAAAGATTATAAGTGGCCATTATGTATGGGAAACAAGCCTATTCTTATTGAAAAAGGAGATGGTGTTATTTACAAAGGTTGTGAAATAGATCATTGGAGACCTGTTTTTAGTCAACCAGATGGTTGTTGGCATCATCAACTATTTGTTTTTTATGTTAATAAAGAGGGTCCTTTTAAAGATCTTCAAGAAGAAACAAATCAAGAAATAGTTAATTCTAATTTTGCATTAGAAGAAAAGTTAGAAAAAATTAAGAATAATTAGCGTCGTAAGCCATCCAATTTGCTAAGGCATTACTTGTTCCATTAGCTAAATCATCAGCAACAGCATTGTCATAAGCAGTCTGTGCAGCTTCTATTTGACCTTTTCTTGTTTCAGCCCAAGTAAGCAAAGCAGCAATAGTTGTAGATCCTACAGCATCACTTGTAGCATTTAAATCGGTATTACCTGTCATCATACCAGTAGAAGCATCTTTACTTTGAATTTCATTTTGTCCTTGTAGATTATTCCATATTACACAATGAATAGTGTTTGGACACCATGCATCTACCCAGTTTTTACCTTTGTCTGCCCAAATAATATGAAAAGAATCATCAACTAAAATGTTATCTCCGTTTTGAATTACTATTTGTGTTGCCATCAATATCTCCTAATGCTTTATAATATAGTTTACCACCACAAAAGGTGAGAATGAATTTGTTCCTGCCGCTGTAACAGAACCAGTTAAACTTGTTGTAATGTTACCAGTTAATGTTCCTGATAAAGTGTGAGAGTGGTTATGACCCGTTCCTGAACCTGAACTACCTGTATTTGATCCTGAAACTCCCGCTCTAGTTCCTGTAGCACTTGGACCACCAGGTGTTGCTACACTACCACCATTTGTTTTTTCATAACTGTGAGTGTGACCTGCAAGTTGTGCATTTGTAAGTGATGTATTTGAAATACTTCCTGTTACAGTCACAGATTGGTTTGAAGCATTGGTTGCAGCTTGGTTATTAGTTACCGCCACTGTTACTGTGTTTGCTCCACCAGTTCCTGCTAAATTGTATGTATTACCATCAAAACCTTGTGGCATTTTACCTTGTAATTGAGGAACGTTAAATGTTGTTGAACCATCACCAGATCCATAAGTTGTCCCTGTTACGGCAAATAAATCTGCATATGTTGATCTTGATACGGCTGAACCGTCACACAATAAATAACCTGCTGGAGCTGTAGCTTTAGTCCAAGGCTTGATTGCGCCTACTTCACTTCTGTTTACTATATCTTGTAAGTTAGCCATAATTAATCGTTATACTTTAATAACCAACCATTGTCACTGTCATAAAACACCAACGATATGCCAGCTCGGTTAGTTGAAATTGTTAAATCTGCTGCAGTCCCTTGAATCTTTTGACTGTTTCTTCCAACAGTAATATTGTTTGTAGCTGCTGTGCCATGTGAATCAATAATCTTTACTTGATTTCCAATTGAAGGAGAAGAAGGTAAAGTTATTGTTACTGCACCACCAGACGTGTCTACAAATAAATTATCGCCATCTGATGCTGTATAGTTTCCTGATTTATCTTGCCAAGCTTCACCTAAACCAGCAAGAGAGAAAATATCATACCAGTTAGTGCCATCAGTAGCCACCATTCTATATTTACCATTTGTAATAGTAACAGTATTTCCCGAAGCTCCTAGTCTTGCAGATATATCTGCACCACCAGAAATGTTATTATAAATACCATAAGTTTTTTGTGTAGCTGGAAATTGTAAAGTGTGTGTAGTAGAAACTGTACCAGTTAAAATTAATTGATTTTGTCTAGCTTCGTTGTTTGCTTGAGTTTGAGGACCATCGCCGTTTGTTAGCGTTGTTGAAGTACGAACTCAAAAACTTGAGAGAAGTTATTGTTCGTAATAGTACCCCAAGTACCCGAATTCTCTCCTGATGTTTGTAGCTCTATTCGTAAGCCAGTTGAATAAGTTGAACTCATTTAATCTCCTAATAAAGTTTTAGTTATTATTTGAAAGTTTGTCAAAACTTTTATGCAGCTTTATGAACTTCCGTCCAACTTATGGCTGAGTTAGAATCATCTACAGTAGACCAAAAAGTTCCTTGTAGATTACCTGTACTACTTGTAACAGAAACTCCAGTTGGTGTAAAGCTAACATCTGTACGAACATTCAATACTCCTGAAGATATTGTAGCCGATACACTAGGCGCTTCATAACTTGTTTCCTGGGTCTCATCACCCAAAGAAGAGGTCATATTGACACCAGTAACAAATACTGATGTGCCAACAGTTCCTACTGCCGAGGTCATTGCATTACCTGACGGGAATACAACAAATTCTGGATCTGCCTCTGCTGTACCTAAAGAAATATCAAGTTGAGGTTCACTTGCAGCAACAACAGTTACTTGTGAATCTCCTGATATTGAGAAAGTTCCTATTGATGAAGTTGTTGCAACTCCAGTTACAGATATATTTTGATCAGTTGCAAGTGTTTCTGTACCTAAAGAAGCACTAAGTGCTTGACCTGTAAGAGCAAATGAACCACCCACAGCGCCCCATTGTTGTTCATTCCATCCAATAGAACCACCTGTGTTTACATCTGTGTCACGGTTCCAACCAGTTGTGGATGTCACTGATTGTGACTCATCTCCAATAGAAGAAGTAAGAGCATTACCAGTTACAGATATGTTCTGATCTGTTGCTACTGTTTCAGTTCCAATACTAAATGTAAGGGAATTTCCCGAAGGATTTACTTCAGCAATACCAACAGCAGTTAAAGTTCCAGCAGTTGATGTTAAACCAATACCAGTTACAGATATGTTCTGATCAGTCGCAACTGTCTCAGTTCCCAGAGATGACGTGAGGCCATTACCTGTAACAGAAACAGGTGCCTGTTG